GCTCCTTCATACGTTTTACATATATGTCATAATCAGGTCTTTCATGATCATATTTAGACCATAATGCTTTAGCTTCTTTACCTATTTTACCATCAATTGGACAAGGTGTTCCTGCTTGTATCATTGACTCAAACACTCTTTCGTCTTGACAAAGAATAGCAACAGCCGCAACTTTCATACCAAAGTCATTTAAAATTCTTGCTAGTTTTAATCTTTCACAATTTTTATCAATTACATGTTTTCCACCACTAACTCCAATTCCAAATGTTTGTATCCCTGCAGAAATTCCTACGGCACAAACATCTTGTGTCATAGCATTGTAAGATGGAGCAGATGCTGATGGTGGGGAAGACCTTATATCTGAATTTGTAGTATTGTTAGTTGTTGATGTAGACTCAGAACCTGATTCATATGTAGTTGTAGCAGTTGAAGTATATCCACCTTCGATCGCAGTATTAGAGCCACTAACATTTGTTTGCGTAGAGTCTGCTTGAGCTGGTCCGCATAAAGTTAATAAACATATTAATGTAATTAATATACCTGTAAAATAGTAGTTCATACTACCCCCTATTGACACGATTCACATTCTCCTGTGTCGTCTATTACAAGACCACCATTGTTTTCATAAGACATATCATTGGCCCATTCCTTGCGAGTCTTATATGTTCTTTTCTTCCCACATTTACAATTTTCACACGCGCATGCTCCACCTTTATCTAAATTATCTTCAGGTAAATGCATTGCACTATCACAGTGACAATCACAATAACAATTTGTGCACTTAGCCATTTGCAGCCTCTCTGCAAGAAGGACATGTTTTTTTATAAGTATCTGGATGTTTTTCGCAAATTTTATTTATTTTTGCTTCTTCTTTTGGTTTAAAAGTACTTACTTTTTTCTTTGCTTTAAACAAATTTTTAATCCAATCTATAATTTTTTTAATCATTTTTCTTTTCCTCAATTTTGTAGAAGAATCTATCAGTGTCTTCAGTCTTCCATTTACGAGTGTCTTCTACGTTCCACTCGGAGGTTTGCACTTTCCAGTCAGGTACTTCATCCTTAACCGTGAATGAAGGTATATCCCAAAGGATACGATTGTTAGGTTGTGCTGCATAATTTCCATCCTCTAGGGCGAGAATGTGTGCGCACTTATGTTCGTGCGGTATTTCAGAATGATCTGTGTCTACTATATTACTCTCTGGGTGAGCCCAGTCAACAGTAAATAAGTATGCTCCAGGATGGAGTTTCTTATCTTTTCCAAAATATTTACCTGATTGTCCGTCTAGGATATCAAAAGAAGTGACAGCAGGATAGTAACTAAAACAATTCCAAAGCTCCAGCTCGTCAAGTCGCATCCTAGGAATTTCTTTCGGGTCAAAACCCCTTTGAACGAAGGCACTAATAGGTAGACGATAGAATACTGCACCGTTTTCCATAATAGCATGAAATAATATAGGACGCCCTGTAATCGATGCCAGGCCAAAAATAATGCAGTCTTCAACTTCTCCATGATGTTCTTTAAGATCATAGAGGTATTCTCTCCTGATCTGTGCATAGATCACAGGAATGTTTGCATTTAAATAGGCCATCGGTCATATAGTTCCTAGTTTACTAAAAAATATATGGCAATGATTACTACCACAACAGCGGCAGATATCTTTGGATTAGCTTTTGCTAATGCCCATACTTGTTTTACTTTTTCCATAGTTTCCTCCATTTTTTATTTTATTATACCCCAATTTTTACCTTTTTTATAGTTAACTTTATTAGGTATTTCAAGGGGGATAGCAGTCTCCATTATTTCTTTTACCAGTGTAGCTTTTTCTTCATTCTCAATAGAAATACATAACTCATCATGTATTTGTATTCGAGGCACAATACCTTTTTTGTATAGCTCAACCATTGCTTTTTTTGTCATATCGGCAGCCGATCCTTGTATTAATTTATTCAAAGCTTTGTACGTAAAAGCAGGTCTATAATATTCTTCAAAGTATTCACAATTAGGATCGTTTTCGGCTAGTCTTCTAGACCTATTTGCTAAGTAATGGTCCTTAGCTTTCTTTAAGTCCATAATTGGAACAGGGTTTTTTACAATTTGTTTTCTACCATTAATCTCTTCATACTCACTGTAAACAAACACCCCTTTTTCTGCATCCCATTCTTTATCTACAGGTTCCCATTTATTAAATCTACAGAATCTATCTTCCAATGTAAAAACATTTTTGTTTCTTTCTGCAAATCTTTGTAGACCGTTAGATAATTCCCTTACAAAGGGTACTTTTCTGTGATACTGTTCAAATAATTCTCTTGATTCTTCTGGTTCTAGTTCTAGTGACCTTGCTAGTTTACCTTTACCCATACCATAAAATAATCCTAAGTTAATTGTCTTTGCTTGTTTCCTAGTTATTTTAGCCATTTTTGCTACTATAGCGTGGAAGTCTGTTGTGGGATCTTTTTGATATTGCTTCGCTAAATCTTTAGCTCCTCTCATTCCATTTTTTAAAGCATAGTGAACAACTAGTCTCGGCTCCTGTTGCGAGTAATCGAATGAAGCCCACTCTTCTCTTTCTTCAGGCAAAAATAAAGATCTAATTATATTTCCATATTTTCCTTTGCCTGGAATCTGTTGTAGGTTTGGATTTCTCATTGAGAATCTTCCAGTTACTGTTCCACCTCTTTCTGATCTAATTTGATTTATTTCGGCGTGAATTCTACCCTTGTGTACAAACTTTAAAATACCGTCCACAAAAACGTTGATTAGTTTATCATACTGTCGTGCTCTTGCAATTAATTTTAAATAAATATTTGAGTGGGATTCCAGGTAGTTTTTCGATAGACTAGCTCTCCCAGATTTAGGAGTTTTTTTAAAATCCGTGATACCTTGTTGGTCTAATAATTTTTGTATGGAACTCGCTGCCCATATTTCTATTGCAATTCCTGTTCTTTTTTTTATACCTTTTATAATATTGTTTTTTCTTTTATTTAAATCCATACCTAAAGTTTTAGCCTTTTCAGTATCTACTCTAACTCCGTTAAATCTCATATCAACGAGACATGGAAATAGACTTGTCTCTAAATTAAATATATTTTCCAGAGTTTTTTTGTTCTTACTGTCTGTTTCTATTGGAGTCTTTATAATTTTTTCAAAAATATTCCAAAGCCTTAACGTTAAACTAACGTCTTGTTCCGCATAGTCTTTAACTAAAGAGTAAGGTAGTCTATGCATATTTGACATGGGATCTGATACCCCATGATCTTCTAAAGCCTTTTCTGCTAAATCATACTTGTACTTAGAATCGTCTAGATAATCTTTTGCTAATGAATCTAGACTGTACTTTTGTCTGTTCTCATCTATCACGGACGCTGCTATCATTGTATCGACGATAGGTCCTTGAACCATGAGTTTTGATTCTTGTCTAATCCAACACACATCATACATTGCATTGTGAAATACTTTAGTTACATTTTTATTTTGAAATATCTTTTTGTTTAAAACTTTCCATACTAGATTAGGTGCTAGATTTGATACTGTATCGCTATGTCGTATGGGAAAGTAAAATTTTTTATCATTATAAGCTAGGGCTATTCCAACTACTTTGCCTTTATTTATAATGGATCCTGATCCGTGTTTCTTCAATTCTGGATCATATGTTTCTAAGTCAACAGCAACAACATCACCATCTTTTATTATCACATCGGGTAACTCTGGTATCATTTATAATCTCTTTCAATTATCATATCTATAAAATGTTTTGCTTTTTCTAAGTCTTGCTTTCCACCTTTGTAAGGATGCCTACAGATATACTTAATAACATTTCCTTCAGGAAATGCCAATTTATTTTCAATCACGAATCTACTCGGTTGAATCTTCATTTTCTTGTAATGAGTTCCACCGATTTGAATATCGTACGGGTTTACAGTGTCATTCCGTTTCTGCTTTTTATTATCCATAATGTTTTCCTTGCTCTTGAACATGCAACGAACTTTATCCTCCTTTTTGTAAAGTTCGTCTCTTCTCTTTGTATAGTTAAATCTACAATAGCATTATCAAATTCCTTTCCTTTTATTGTGTGTATATTTTCTAAAAATATTTTAGGGTTTCTTACTGAATCTCCATCTGGGTCAGATCTTATAACAGCTCTAATAAAATTTTTCATTTCAATTGTTAATATTCTATTAATATTTTGAAAATCATCGGAGTTTTTGACAATTGGGTCTAAAAATTGGTTTTTAATTAACCATTCAACATCATAATCTTTTTTGTCAATTTTATCTAAATTATCCTCTGAATAATTTTTTCCTAAATATTCAGGAAGTGTATTTTTTAGTATTCCTTTGACAGCTGCAGGAGTAAGTTTTTTATTTTCACTAATTAATTTTTTAAATTCTCTCTGATTTTTTATATCTGCGGTAGGATACTTAAACTTAAATTTGTGGTGTTTATCAACTATTTTAAAAGGTACTCCTAGTTTCATTAGGTACTTTATTGCCGCTTTTGGTTCATTACCTCTGTATGTGAATGCAAAAGTTTCATTAGTTTCCGTCAGTCTTTTAGTGAGTTCAGCGAGATGAGGATCTTGTGTTAGATTCATCATTTCATATAGTTCACCTTCTACGATTTGACCATTTTCCTTTCTAGGAGCCCATACTCTTTTGTAACCGTAATGATCCCATATTGGTTTAATTATTTCTTTACAGTATTCGTTGATGACTCTTGGGCATCTAAACCCTTGTTCTAGCTCTTCTTCTGGATGAGCAAACTCTTTGTGAAATTCGTCAGGATCAGCTCCTGCAAATTCAAATAAAGCTTGATCGGGATCACCTGCTTTATAAAAATATTCTACACCTGCCGCCATCTTTTTCTCAGCGGCTCTCTGTAGTACACTTGAGTCCTGAGCTTCATCAACAATTAGAACTTTGATACCTAAATCTTCAGGTTTTATTTCAGGAGAGTTTGTGAAATGTTCAATCATATCTTGGAAATCTAGTATTTTTTCTGCACGCTGATTTATTTTTTCATTGTTTTTAAAATTATCATAGTCTTTTTCTAACTCTTGGAATTCAGTCATAC